ACGGCAAGTGCTGTTTTTGACGAAGAAACAATTGAGGGGTTAAGAAAACTACAACCTGGGGTTAAATATCAAATCGACGCCTGGATGAACAAAAAAAAGGACGGGACTCCAGTTATCAGAGTTGGCATTTTCTCAAAACCACCACAGAACCCACAAAATCAATGGACTCCCGAAAAACAGCAAAACAACCAGCAGCAACAAAACTATCAGCAACAAAATAACCAGCAGCAAAACCAGCAACAACAAAACAACCAAAATGACGGAATGTTGCCGTCCGATTGGGATCAAAGGTGAAATGTCCAAAACCGAACCAGACATTTTGCAAAAGGCTGCGGAGGTGATAGCCGACCGCGAAAGACTCTATGGCTCACCAAATCAAAACCATATACGAATCGCAAATTTATGGTCGGTGTTTTTAGAAAAGAATATTACGGCCAAACAAGTTGCCGTTTGTATGGTTTTGGTAAAAATTGCGCGGTTGATGGAAACGCCGGACCATTTGGACTCATTGGTCGATGTGGCGGGGTATGCCGCAGTTTATGAGCAAATGGATGTATGATTTAGCCGAAACTTTGACGGACCCTGATTACGTTGACCTGACAAACGTGGTGCCGATCAACTCCGGCTATAAAGCAATTTTGGCAGACCCGCCGTGGCAGTTTGAAACGTATTCTGAAAAAGGCCGTCAAAAATCCACAGATAACCATTACCACAGTATTTCGCTGGATCGGTTGAAGGATATTGAACTGAAAAGACTATGTGCAAAAGATTGTATTTTGTTTTTATGGGTTGTGGATCATTCCCTTGAAGTTGGTTTGCAGTTAATGGAAGCCTGGGGATTCACGTATAAAACCGTTGGGTTTACCTGGGTAAAAACCACTAGGAAAAACAAACCGGAAGAGACACCCGAAAAATGGCATTTTGGCCTGGGATATTGGACCCGCGCGAATCCCGAAATGTGTCTACTAGGGACCATTGGAAAACCCAAACGGAAAGCAAAAAACGTGAGGCAATTAATGGTTGCACCAGTGCGGGAACATTCACGAAAACCAGACGATATTTACAAACGAATTGAGTCCCTCGTTGATGGACCCTATTTAGAATTATTTTCGAGAACAAACCGGCCAGGGTGGGATTCGATTGGCACGCAAAAAGGAATTTTCAATGAATAATGAAACCAGAAAAATTGAACCAGAATATATCCGCTTTTCCGAAGCCGTGAAACGCGGACTCATTCCATCAAAATCGTGGTATTACGCCAACAAGCCGGAATCCTTTCCCAAACCGTATAAACGGACAGATTCAAAGGGTGGGCATCTTTGGTTTAATTTGCAACAACTCCGCGAATGGAACGAAAACAAAATGAACATGTTTAGTTTGCGAGATTAGAAACCTCCGGCCATGCACAAACCGGAGGTTCTAAAAGAAAGGAAAATGTAAATACGAAAACCTAGACATCGGTTCCGGCTGAAACTAAAAAACCAGAACACCCCCACCCTATAAATAAAAAAAACCCGAATCACAAAGATAATTGACACGTTTTAGATCAAAAAAATAATCAATTGGGACTCATTGGGACTCAAGTGTATTTTTCCTCATTTTAACCAAAAACAAGAGGCTCCGTAATCTTCTGAAACCCCTTATTTTCTGCGGGTTTTATGGTCGGGGTGAGAGGATTTGAACCTCCGGCCCCCTGCTCCCAAAGCAGGATTTAATCCTTAATGGCTTATTTTTCTGTGTTAAACCCTTGTTTACAGTCCCGAACTGGACTAAACTCTACTCAACGTTTGGGACTCATGTGGGACTCAAAGACAGGAGCAAAAAAATGATTACAACGACAATGCAAGCCCGAAAATTAAAACTTGATGCTAACAAAATGAATCAGCGTTTTAAAACAACCGAACCAGGTTTAGTTGTTCGAGCCTATAAAAATGGCCAATTAAAATGGGTGAGCAGAAGAATGGTTGCGGGAAAACGTGTTGAACAGACTTTGGGGAACGTTCAAGAAATCACTTTTCAGGAGGCAAAAGAAAAATTCAGAAAACAAGCGGATGATTTAGTGGTTGGAATTGACCCTAAATCGCGCCAACGCAAAATGGCCAACACACTCAATAACACCTTTGAAAAACTCGCTGCTCAATTCATTGCAGAGTTAAAATTAAACGGTGACATAACAGAACTGCAAATTCAGAGTTATGAAAATTATCTTCTGAAAAATGCGGATGTTGAAAAGTATTTTTTTGGTCGATCGGTCAAGGGAATAGACGGGGAAGAATTTTTTGATTTTTTACTTGAATTGAAGGCGGGAAATTTAAAAACATTGAACACAGTTGGACGGGTTCGCTCGATGAAATATAAATTATCTGGTTTCTATTCGTGGTTGGCGAAAAACGCAAAGGTGAGTCATAACCCGATCAAATCAATGACGGTTCCGCAATCAAAACCGGTCAAACGCGTATTGTCAGAAACAGAAATCAAAACACTTTGGAATTATAATTTTCCAGCAGGCCAGGATGGCAAAGAAACCCGCTTTTCAACAATGACTAAATTGTTCTTTGCAACGGGTGGGATGCGAGAATCCGCTATTAAAGACGCTGAAAAAACGGAAATTCATAATAACGTTTGGACCATTCCCGCAAGCCGAATGAAACGCAAGGGAAAAGCAAAACTCGACATGGACCACACGATTCCGGTCACGCCCCTAATTCAAAAATTGTTGGATGAATTACCAAAAACCAACAGCAAATTTTTATTCCCTGGGAAAATTTATGAAATAGACGGAAAACGGCAATGGCGCAAAGGTCACTATACAAAAAACTTTTTTTGGGGAGATCAACCAATATCCAAGGCAAGAAACAGCCTGCGGAACCGTTGGAAAAAGGAAACCGGAATTGACGATTTGCAACCCAACAAATTTATCAGAAAAACTTGTGCAACGTTGATGGCGTCAAAATTAGGGCTTCATTCTTTGGACATTAACATCGTCCAGGGGCGTATTTCTGATCAAAACTCAGGAGCAGCAAATCATTATAATTTTTCAGATTATAACGATAAAAAAAGGAAGATTTTAGAAGATTGGAATCAATGTTTGGAAACTATTTTTAAATAGAAGTGCCAGGAGCGACGGGACAACGCGAATTTATAGTTAACAAGGGCTTAGCCAAAAGTTTGTCAGTTGCATTGTCCTATGTGACCCTATAGCACTTTTTTGACTGACAAACTGTCACTGTGGCTGATTCATTTTTTGATAGCATTTTATTGACCAGGGTCCACCGTAATGGATAATTGCACCGTTACCCAAAACGGTCCAGAAATTCTCAACTAAGGCTTCCCCGCAAGCAACACAAGGCTGTTTCGGAACAGCCCTGGTTGGCGGGTGTTCTTTCCCTTTTTTCCTACGTCTACGCCGTACCAGTGCGGATTGCATCAGCAATTCTTTTGGCGCGCGCTGGCACTTGTTCGCGTGCAAATCGCGAATCCAGTAATTCAAGGGCAGCACTTTCATAGTTTTGGGATTCAAAGGCTTCCAACATCAATTTGAATCTCTTCAATTTTGGCAATCCTAATTGAAAGACAAGACACACCAGAATTTTTTGCCGCTCATGGTCGGTGTTTTTGAACCAGGAAAACGCATTTTCCAATTCCGTAACACATCGAAAAACGTCATTTTTTAACAAATAAACGGCCTCCGAATAAGACAACCCCACGCCGACACCTCCATGAATACAACGCCCGATTCCGATCGTGGCGAATCCCAAAGTGTCTTCGTAAACGTGGGAACGGAATCCCTCCTCATGTTCCAATATCTTGGCCACTTCGGTTTTTAATGTCTCCAGGTCGGTCATTTGCTAACGCCTTTAAATTTCTCAAACGTCCTCAAACCACCTAACCCCAACATACCCATCAGGACAGGCATCATCTGACTCATATCCAAAGACGGCAACTCAATAACATTCCCTGTTTGCACTAAAATAAACTGTAAAATAGGAACACAAACATAAGTCCAGCAAAGTGAAATTCCGCAAGACCAACCAATGAACGGACGCCAACCCGCAACAAAAATAGACCGGTGGGCAGCTTCAGTTTTATTTATCTCTAGTTGAGCAATATCAATTTTTGCTAAATGATTGGCTAATTGATTTTCAATTTCTCGTTCCGCTTTTGCCCTGGCTTCTTTGTCTTCAGGTAAAAACCGACTCACAATATTTGTAAGTGCAGGGAGTATTGAGGGCAGCAACGCTTGAATCATGATTTTTTCCCCCTTAATCCGGAATCCTTTTTGTTCATTTTGACAACTTAGTAGTGACGATTTCTTCAATTTTTGGGAGTAAACGGATTCCGGCATAACCTAACAAAAAAGCCAAACCAATGGCCACTTCCGGTCCAAACTTCCAATAAGACATGGCAGCAGGAATTAGAAATTCTGCAGATATAAAACCAACAATGACCGCCAAAAGAATGTCTTTTAGGGCTGACCAATTCCACTTTTTCTTCACCAAAACATTGGTAAAACCGCCGCAAGTGCTGGCAAAAATACAACAAAACTTTGCCCCGAAAGTTGAAATTAAATATTCCATTTATTTTTTCACCATCCACGCGGTCATGCCAAAATAAGCCCCGACAATTCCCGCCGTTGAAATATAAAACATTGCGGAAAGCTCAGAAATGGCCTTCACGCGATCGGGAGGGAGACAAAGAACAATCACCGTAAAAAGCATCATGGCAGCAAGGGAAACATAAGCCATACGACGTTGGGCTTCCGCTTTTGCATGACCTTCCATTGCGGTGGCCATGTTCATTTCAGATT